TGGATATGCACCTGAAATACATTTAACTCAAAGAACAGGTTCAAATCAACAAACAACTGCGTTAAAGATAGACGAAAATCAAAACGCCACTTTTGCAGGAGATATATCTTTAGCAAACAATAAAAAACTTCTAGTTGGTACCGATGGTTCAAATCCTGTACCGCTTCAGATTTATCATAATGGTACCCACTCTTCTATCACAAACTTCAAAGGAAATATACATCTTGCAGGACAAAACGTAAGAATAACTAATGCTAATTTTGGTGAAACATTTATTTCTTGCGACGTAAGTGATGCCGTAAAACTTTTTTACGGAGGGGATTCAACTGCCAAGCTTCAAACGACAGCATCGGGTGTAAAGATAGCGGGTGCTGCTGATACACGATTAACTTTAGGTTCAGGTGGTACTGATGGAACTAACGATAGTGTTCATGTAAGGGCAGATGGCGTAAATTTAAACTTCATGGCTGCTAGTGGAGGTATTACTAAATTTGAAGTAAACGGAACAGAAACACTTAATATTGCAGCTAATGGAAACGCCTCTTTTGCAGGAGACATAAAACTAGCTGATACTAAACAGATTATTGCTCGTGGTGCAGACAACTCAACCTATGGTGAATTAGATATAAAAGTAGCTGCTGCTGATGACTCAGGTTCTGCTAATGTTGCTACCTTTAAAAAAGGAAGCAACTCGGTTATAAATTTAGCGTTCCCTAGTGGTGGCGGTATTGACTTTAGTGCTACTGCTGATGGAGGTACTGTTGCTTCTGGCGGGGAAATTCTTGACGACTACGAAGAAGGAACTTGGACTCCAACAATAGTAGGAACAGGTGCAAATGGAGGGATTAATGGGACTCAATCTTATCATTCTTCTACTCATGGGTCATATACTAAAATAGGTAATTTAGTTCATTGCTCATTTCGTGTCGACTTTGATGGATCAACTGGTGCAAATGGAAGCCCAAATGGAAGCTATATTGTGCTCGAAGGGCTTCCTTTTAATTTAGCTGCTGATCCTGATAATACAAGTATAAGTACTCCTATATACTATGTTAATTTAGGTGCTAACTATATTATGCTTGGTTTACAAGGTAATACAAGTTCAAATTACGCATTTGTTTGGGCTAAAAAATCTGCAACAGCATCAAGAGAATATTTAAGTATTGCAGATGTAGAGGATAATAGTGAANTTACAGGTACTATCTCGTACCGTGTCTAGACCGTTAGCACGTCTATAAACTATAGCTAATGTAAACCAGTTAAGCTCGGAGGGCTTTCCTAATCATGGCTTTAAGTGAAGCAATAGAATACGACAAGATAGAAGTCGTAGGCAAATACAAAGCGGTTCAAGTTCGTAAAGCAACCGTTATTTCTAAAGACGGTAATGAGTTAACAAGATCATTTGAAAGGTATGTGCTGCATCCTGGTACGTTAGATGCTTCAGATAATCTTATAGACACCGATTTAAGTTCAGAACCGGATGAGGTTTCTTCAATCGCAACAGCGGCGTGGACTCAAAGCATCAAGGACTCGTACAAAACTCTTTTAATTTCACAAAAGTCATCGTAAATACCGTAGTTACAGAACTGCCTTTACCTATAGACTTACATTACTCAACATTATTTTATGTCTTCTTTAAACGCCCAATACATCGAAAAACGTGAAGCCTACAAAGCAGAGCTACAAAGATTAGCCGATGCTTACAACGCAAAATCTGATGAAATAAATGTATCATCACAAGAGCGTAACGAGATTGCGGCTCAGTTTGAGCAACAAAAAGGTGCTCTAGCATGTATTAACACCTTGATTTCTGAAGCTGAATCAGCGACTGAAGCAGAAGTTTGTTCTGCGGAAGTACAATCTAACTAAGTTGCTTATTAATTACCTAACTCAATCATGGCAGTATTAAAAGTTTGGCAGGTTAATACGATGGAGCGAAGCTCTAGCGATGACCATGTTGACACCATAATTTACAAGGTTGACGGAACAGATGAGGCAACCTCCAAGACTTTTAGAACTACTGGAGCTGTAACTCTAGAGCGTCCTGAGTCTTTGCCCTCTGATTTTATTCCTTATGCGTCTATTGATGCTGCTACTGCTATGTCTTGGGTTAAGGGTGCTCTAGGAAGTGATTTGGTAGCCTCTATCGAATCATCTATAGATGCGAATATTGCAGATCTGATAAATCCAAAAACCCTTACAGGTAGACCCTTTGACTACGATTAGAAATGGAATTAACTACATGGGGTATAGCCAATCTAGATTACGACCTTAGTGATGGGTTTGTTCATACAGCTCATTGGACCTGTGTAAGAACAGATGGAAGTTACTCCGCTTCTAGGTATGGCAGTTGTTCTTTAACTAGACCTGAAACACTAAGCACTAGAACTGATTTAACAACAGCAGATATTATTGCTGACGTTAAGAGTGTTCTTGGTACGGATGCTGTTACAGCAGTAGAAAACAGTTTACAGCTTGAAATATCAGAAGAGAAGACCCCAACACAAGGATCTTTTATCCCAACAGCTTAATTATGGTTCGCAAAATCTTAGACGCGGCTGCCTGTGTTGCACTTTTAATTAGTGCTTCACTTGCAGGAGGCTCTTTCCTTTTATACCGGTATGTTTCTTCACCTCAATTTGAAGAGCAAGTAAAAGAAAAAATTATGGGACAAGTATCTAACATTGTTCCTAAATCTATTAATCAAAGTTTGCCAAAGACAACGGGATCAGAAATTCCCGCAATTCCTAAGTTCTAGAGTAGAATTTAACTGAGTTAGGTTGTATTAATGTCAATCACTCCCGGTACTTACAACATTACGCTTTATAGACGAAGTGACTGGAGTAAAGAATTTATTTTAAAGGATTCGACTGGAAGCGTTGTTAATCTCACAAGTTATACCGCCGCCTGTGAATTTTGGACAGTTGATAGAGCTAAAAAATGGGTTGATGTAACAGCGACAATTACCGATGCCACAAACGGAAAGGTAACTCTAAGTCTTACCGATACAGAAACTGCAACCTTACCTGATACCAGTTATTACGACTTAAAAATGACGACTGGGACTACATCTGATTATTGGTTAACAGGAACAGTTACCGCTAAGACTGGTTACACAACATGACTTCTGTAAGTATCACCGAGCAAAAGAATACCGTTGAGGTATTAAACGATAGCGTACAAACTGTTCAGGTTACTAGCGCAGGTCCACAAGGAATTCAAGGTTTGACCGGGCCTCAAGGAAACCAAGGGGAAACCGGTCCTCAAGGAATCCAAGGCGATACTGGCTCTCAAGGAAGTCAAGGCGAGACTGGTCCTCAAGGAATCCAAGGCGAAACTGGAGCGCAAGGAATTCAGGGAATTCAAGGAGAAACCGGACCAGCGGGAGTTGATGGAGCTGATGGAAGTCAAGCTGATTGGAACGCTACGAGTGGAACTGCCGAGATACTAAATAAACCAACTATCCCATCAAACAATAACCAGCTAACTAACGGGGCAGGTTTTATCACATCTACAACTGCAAGCGTGGCGAGTTCATCTACCGGTATGAGAAAGATAACTATTTCAACAGCGGCACCTGACAATGCAGATGGTAGTGATGGAGATTTGTTTTTCCGCTATACCGCCTAACAGACTATGGCAACAATCTACGTTGATTTAGAAAACGGTGATAACTCAAATGATGGTTATTCCTTCGCTAATAGAAAGAAGACATTAGGAAAATTTGATGGTGGCGCACTCCATAGTTCAGTACTTTCTGCTGGTGATACTGTAAGAATTATGGGTTCACCAAACCCTACTCTTGTAGGTAATGGAGATGTAGTTTATAGGCACTCACATTATCTATGGGATTATGATATAAGCTTTAGTAATTTTTCTTTTAGTACAACAGAAGGTGAAACAGTAGTTACCCTTAACAACCATCACTTATCAACTGGTGACACAATTGGTATTACAGGGACTCTTGACGAGACAGGGATAAACGGTCACTGGGAAATAACAAAGGTTGATGATAATAGTTTCAAGCTAAACGGGTTTACGGCTTTAACTACGTCTGCATATGGTACTGCTTATATGTGGGATAAAACAGGTAGTCGCATTAAATTAGCGTCGGCTGTCACTCAAAATATTGCTTCGTTTGGACCTAGATCTACGGCTTGGACTGCATCTACAAATGTCACTACAAGCTTAAAAACGAATACCAATGCAGGCACCCAAAGAGATGGTGAATATACCGAACATAGTTCTAGTGATGAGATAGTTGTTAGCTCTAGTTTTGGAACAGGTAAGGCTGCTTACTTTTCAACTGGAACGTTAGATCTTTCTGGGTATCAACAAATCAGCTTTATGGTTAACCAACCAAGTGGAACCAAAGCGACACCAGATCCATTACTGCCTACATCGGCAGGTAATTACAGTTTAAGGCTATGTAGTGATACTCAAGGTGATACAACAGTCCATACAATTAACTTCAATGTTTACTCTGGATCTACAGAAAGCTTTAGACCAATAACAGTTGATTTTGGTACGAATTTAAACTCATCAATTCAATCAATTGCCTTATATATTGATACAGATGAAGGCGCACAAACAATACGCTTAAATAACATTATTGCTTGTAAAGCTTCCTCTTCTGCTGACAGCTTAACCCTATCAAGTTTGATCGGTTTAAATACTGCTGATGATCCTATTTGGTACGCAATAGAATCAATTAACGGCACAAGAGTTTTCCTACACTGCACAACTCCGCAATCCAGTAATGCCTACACACCTTTGCAAGATGACAATTTACATAGTTCTGCTTATTGGTCATCTAGCGGAACGAAAAGTATTTATAAAAGGGAAACAATAAAAACACTTATGGAGACCAATTGGTCTGCTAGTGCCAGTAGTCGTTTATACGATCACGATAGTATTCAAGGTACAAGTAGCAATCGAATTACTATTTCAGGTGGTTGGAATCAAACAGATATGTCTACTCAAACTGGTTTGACATTTATAGATGGTACTAATAGTCGTGGAACAGCCTTGTATGGAGATAGTGATTATACAACCTATGAAAAACTAGGTTTTACAAGGTACTATGCTGGTTTCTTTGGTTCAGAAGATTATGAACATTATGACGAAATTCATAATGTTTTTTGTGGTTATAGCTATTTTTCTGGTCAGCATATTACGACCCTAAATAATATTTATTCCACACAATGTACTTATGTAAATGTTGGTAAAAGTTGGAATGGTACTAATACTATAAATAAAGTTTGGAATGTTATGTGTAGTTCAGTTAGCAATTATGGTAACGCTAATTCTACATGTGAAGAGTATAATCTAATTGGATGTGGTAGTGTTAGTTTACCAAGAGGAACGACTACTACTATAAACATAGAACATGGTTTTTCTAATATATATACTGACGATACCTACAAAACTATTATTACAAATTTGAATGTTAAAAATGGTGGAAGAAGTAGTAGCACTTCGGCGCAAATTAATTTTAGATCCCCATCAAGTGAGACAACTATCATTGAAAATTTAAACGATACAACAGATCAGTTTATGGTAGGTAGTACTACAGGTTTAAGAACGATTCGCGTTGCTACGGAAGATGATTCTAATGTTCAAATAAATGGAGGTACTTTAAAAAATACTCTAATGATCCATGAGGACTCAACTACAAAGCTAAATAACGTTAATTTTGATTTTTCTGGAAATGAAGTATCAGGTAGTAGTATTTATAGTGGAGAAACAGCTATCGTTCAATCACGTAACCATGATGCGGTATCTGGAAACTATAAAACATTTATATTTTATAATGACAGTAGTGTTACTTCAACTCTTTCTACAGAGTCTTCAATCAGAAATACAGCGTCAGGAGTTAGCTGGAAGTGGGAAAGATTACAAACAGATCAACATGATGCAAGTACACCTTATGTCTTAGATCTTGGGAAAGTAGCTGTTGGAGCTAGTACACAATGTACGTTTAAGTTACATGTAAGACGAAGCCATACTGTAGGTTTTGCGAGATTAAAGGTGCCTAAGAATACGTTGATGGGGATCTCATCTGATGTCACGGCTGTATCTACTGGTAATGCAGATACATGGGAAGAAATCTCATTGAATTTTACCCCTAACCAACAAGGATTTGTAGATGTTCAAGTTGAGTTTTATGCAACATCAACACAAAGTAATGTCATTGTATATATCGACGACTTTGAGGCTACACAAGTATGACTTATCCAATTTTATTTTCTAATCAAATCAAAGGGGATAAATACCTGTATCGAGTTCAGGTAAGTGATAGTAGTCAATGGGAAGTAATGTTCCCTAAAGATACTGAACAAGCTGTGATTGATGCTTATGTTGATTCTGAATTAGCAAGACAAGCAGAGGAAGCAGCAGCAGCTCAGGCAGCAGCAGAGGCAGCGGAAGAGGAGGAGGAGGAGTAATGGCTTTACCAACCACTGCTGGACTTGATGTAACAGACTGGGCTACACCGTATGTCCTAGTCAGTACCAAATCAACAGTTAACGCCTATGGACTTGATGTAATTGACTGGGCTACACCTTTTCTAGCTTCCACAGGTGGAGCTGCGGCGACTCCTACAAATACTTTATGGACTTACGTCAATATCAACGGTACTTGGAAATTAGTTAATACAACCTATGTCAAGATTAATAGCGAATGGAAAGTTGTAACCAGTACTGGTGTGAAGATTTCTGATACTTGGAAGATTTAACATGAATGGATATAAAAGTTCCGATAGTTAAAAGCCCAAAGATAAAAGTAGTTGAGGTTCCTTTCTATAAAACCACGCCTGTATTAACAGGTAGAATCCCCGGTTGTAATCCAACTCATCGAGATATAGATGTTCATAAAAATCCCGGTCTTTTGCTTGATAAAAATGGTGTAAGTATCTCTTGCGCTGATGGAGAAATCCCCTCATTTAAACCAATGAGTTTTAATGGTGGTTCTCTGCAAATAGTAGAACAAGTACCAAAGGATGAGGAAGAGAAACCAGTCACAAATAAACCAGTCATTCCAAAGGGTTTAGATCAAGATAAGGAGGTTAAACCTGAAATCAAACCTTGCCCTGATCCTAATTCTCCGCTGCGCGTAGGCGGGTTCGCCAATCAAGACCGCTTAGAAAAGGTAGTAGCTTTTGAGTTGGTAAATGGCGAGTGTCGTGCTATCTGGGAAGAGGTGCCATTTATTAATACTTACTTCCCTTCTCCCTCAGTAGCTATTTCAACAGCGGGAATTGCTTGTATCGCTGCTACTGCGCCCTTACTTTTAAATGTCATCAAACCTGCTGTAAAAAATCTAATTAAAAAGCTTACTGGGAAGAAGAAATCGAATGACGGTGAGGCTTAACCTGTCCCGGTGGTACTGAAACCTGTATCCCTTCACAACTGACTTTATATTCTCCAACAAATGTTGCACCTAGCTTGGCTTGGGCCGCGCATAGCTTTAGTCTCGACAATTCCATAGAAAGCCTTTTCTCTTGTAGTAATAGGTCTTGCGTTTCAATAGCTTTCTCAACACTGCGTAAACATGCCTTTTGGAATCTCCGATCTAACGGAATTGATATACTGGCAGTTATTCCATGCGAGAGATTAAAAGAATCTTGGGGATATACATTTGTTTGTGCGTTGTATTCAACTCTGCCCGGATATTTAAGAGAACCGTCATCATTCGTTTCATTGTTATAGACAGGTTGTTCTTTAACGAGATACCAAGGATTCATCCAATTCTTGCCACGTGTCACAAAGGGCTGGATAGATAGGGAAGACTGTTGACATTGAATCCCGTTTGGATACCTATTCTGAAAATTTGGACCACCCATTATTTGATAACCGTTATTAACGACTGTGCCTTGACTACTTGAGCTAGGACTTGCCACTGTGGTATTGGCTTTTACTGGGGTATTAATTATAAATAAGAGTGCAATTAATTTCCAAATATTGATAAGCTTGTGCTTGTAATTTCCGTGTCTATTGTACGAATTGAGGTGGAGATAGCTGATAATCCCGGCCCCTCGAAATGTTCTGTCAGACTGAAAGCTTCGCCGGATGCAGGGTTGACCTGTACCCATTCCGGCTTGGTTTCGAGTTTGGGACTGATCCATGAATAACGAACAGTATCTACAGTTTGTGTGTGATCAAGTTGAGCTTGCGGAGATAAGGAGACGTTAGGATCTTTCAAAGTTATGCCTGACCCCTGAACAGAATACGAAAATCCTGTTTTAAAATTCGTCGTAACCACATTTTCCTGTATCAACTGACGGGTAATGCTGTTTGTCTCCATTTTTCCGCTTGAGAACCGTGGAATAATTTCACCAGCTAATGTATAAATAGGACAGATAAATATAAATATAAAAAGCCTCCACATCAATCTATTTCCAATGCTAGTGAGGTTTGTATGGTCGCAGTGCTTCCCGCATTACCGGCTCCGATTGTACCGATCAACCCGCTTGTCAGTGTGCCTTGCAATGATCCCGCTGACCCTCCGGCATACGTCGTACTCTCTCCCAGAATTGGAAGGTTTGCTAAACCTCCATTTGATACTGCGGTAGATAAAACAGTAGGAATAGAATCTCCAACTGTTAGTGATTCTGTCGCGGTAAATGCCTGAGCAGCATTGCTAACCGTAAACGTAGTATCCACAACACTTGGTACGCCTGCGGTTTGCGTGGAAAGAACGAGCGAACCAATAGAACCTGCATCACCTCCGGTTTTAGTCGGTACAACATTAGTTCCTGAAACCGTTAGTGAAGTCCCAAGCCTTTCATTGATTACATAACTCGGATCCACCTTTAGGGAAACAACGCTAGTGATAGTTGATTTAATATCGGCTCTTGCGGGAGACAAGAGAAATACCAGTGGGAGGAGAAGTAGATGTTTCATTGGAGTTTGCCGTCGGGTCCGATGTTTTTACCAGTTATAGGATCTTTACGAGGCTTGTTGTTGTCTTTAGCCTTACCATTGCCCGGTTTTTTAGTCTTGATTCCGGTCACGGTCGATAAAACTTGCGATAATAAACCCGCTGCAAAAGTCGTATCTATGACTCGGGTAGTGTTAGTTGACAAGTATGAATATGATATGACCCCCAAACACCAACACATGATGATGCTGCAAAAGAGGTTGGCTAAGAGCGACGGTTTTTCTTCGTCGTCTTTTTCTTCTTTTTCTTGGGATACTTCTTTGTAGTCATCCATTCCTTAGATAGGTAATTACTCATCTACTCTAGCAAACTTCAATTAGGTTGGTCTTTTTCAGGTTCGTCGGAGGTCTTGCGATGGAGCTGTTGTTTATGGCGATCATGCTCCTCCGTTAATTGAAGGAAAATATCTTTGACTTTCTCCTTAAATTTCTCGTCTTCAGTCTTGTTAGTCTTGTCCGAGTCCATGCTTATACAGTAGTGAGTCGATTAAAGATCTTCGGCTTTTTATGCTCTCAGCAATTTTTTCTATTAGTATCATATCTTCAGCATCCATATTATTTATATCTGAAACTTTATGTAGATCCTCCTTTAGAAATTCAAGGTCAGAAATAGCTTCGAGAAGTTTTTCTTCAGTCTTTGTAATTGACGATGCGGTCATGCGATTAATAGGTTAAATTTGATACATACGTAATTACTAAGAAATTCTTCGTTGCCTTGTATCTAAGTAATCAAATGATTAGTTGGACTCGGGGCAACAGAGTAAACTAGATTTCCTAGTAGTTACGTAAGTACTTTAGCTCATAGAAATGTAATGTCAAAGACATCAACGCCCCAAGTAGTTGGTTACGCAAGGGTTAGTACAAAATCAGGGGAGCAGCTTTCTTCTCTAGAAACACAGAAAAATAGGTTAAAGGCTGCGGGTGTAGAGAAGATATATACCGATGTTGAGAGTGGTAGGTCTAATGGTAGAAAGGCTTTTAACGAATTACTCCAATTAATTGATAAAAGAGCTATTAAAGAAATCGTCGTTACTAGGTATGACCGGTTGGGAAGAGACGCGACATTTGTTGATGCAGCACTGGTTTTAGCGTCAAAAAAGAGAGTCGCAATTAGAACAATTGATACAGGATTAGTGGATACAGAGTCGCCAGCCGGATTTTTAATGTCACGGATCTCTACCAGTCTTGCCGAGATGGAAAGCAAGATGTTGAGTATGAGGATTAAAAAGGCTCTTGAGCAGAGATGGAAAGACGGGAAAATTCCAAGAACCCGTATTCCGTGGGGCTATTACAAAGTGAAGAAAGGGGATAAAGATGCGATTGAGCTACATCCAATTGAAGGAGAGAAAGCAAAATTATTTTTAGAGCGTTTGCGTGAGCAGGGTTACAGGTTTGGTAAGACAGTTAAAGAGTTTAATGATATTCCTTTAAAAACTTCTAGTAGTGTTCGAGCGTGGTTAACTAATCCTTTTTTGCGTGGTGGTATTGGTTTCGGCTCTGATCACAGATATAGCTTTAAAAAAGTTGTATGGGGTTTGCATGAACCCATAATTAAGCATGAAGACTGGTTCGCGATTGAACGGGTTTTGGAGTTTAATACAACTCTCTGGGGAGCTAATACAAAAATGAAACCCAAGCTTCTTTCAGGTATATGTTTCTGTTCTGAGTGCGGAAATAGACTTGCTTATTCCAGCCGGGTCAAAGAAACTCATACTTTAAACATGCGCTGCAATACCTTTAAGTGTGTTCATCATGCTAAGAGAGTTAACCATGAAATGATAGTTACTGCTATTAATTTAGCTTTAGCTAAACGATCAAAGCAGTTAGCAGCTAAGACTGAGACAGAACCATTAGAGGTAGGGAAACTTAGGAATGAAATAGATATGTTGACCAAATTAGATGATCCTGATTTAAAGGAAGCTATTAAAAGGAAGAAGGAAAAGATGACAGCTCTA